CGTTGTGCGATTAGGTTAGCTGAACGGTTGATCAATACTGCTAGAGCAGCGTGCTCGTCACCAACGAATGTAGCTGTACCGCTGACTGCTGATTGGTCAAATGCGTAATCAGTAGCTGCAAGTGAACTCAAACTACCGATGATCTCTTGATCGATTTCAACAGTAATTTCTTGAGCCAATGCTGCCATGATTTCTGCTTCAACATCCAAACCATGCATGGCTTGTGCGTCTTGAGCAGCTTCAAATGTCCAACGTGCTGACAACTTACGTGTCTTGGCTTCAACAACTTGTTTCAAGATTTGTACATTGATACGGTTACCAGGTACACCTTCTAAACTAGCTGTGCTTGATGGGTAGCCGTTAGCACCACCAGAATACGCAGTAGCGATCTTGAATGGGCTTAGTGCCTCGTCACCAGCTGAAGTGCCAGTAGCACCACCAGTACCTGTAACGTTATCTGCATAACGAACACGTAATGTGTGGATTTGGCTAACAGGACCAGTCATTGGCTGTACGCCGATGATTTCGTTAGCGATAACAGTTGGCATAACACGACGGATAACTGGTAGAATAACACGGTTAAGTGTTGCTACGTTACCGGCGCTGGTTGCACCTGCTGTTGCATTTTCTGTCAAATGCTTGCGTGTATTTTCCAATACAACTGCCATTGCGGTTCTACGTGAACCATTTAAGCCTTCAAGCAGAGCGTCTTTGGTTTCGCCCCAACGGCTTTCTAATAATGCTTGTGTCATTTCCATTTTCTCCTATTTAGGGTTAAGTCACTTTAGCCCTGCTAACTTCTTCAATTCAAAAACGTTAGTCGATGTATCGTTCTGTTCAATTGCAGCTGTTTTAGCAGTTTTATCTCCTGTTACTTCTGAACGGCTTTCTGTCAATACCTTGGCTTGCGCTTGAGGTTGTTTAACAGTGCCATTGTTCAGAACAGCAGGAAGATACTTGTCAAATGCGGACTGTAACTTGTCGGTCTGCACTGATTCGAGTAGTTCGCTCATTACTGCGCTCTTCTCTTTGTTCAATGGTTTCATCAATTCTACAAGTTTTTGCTTGCGTTCTTGTGATTCCTTGATAATACGAATTTCTTTTTCTTTAGATTCAACTAATACAGCCTTCTCATCAGCAGCACGACGTGCTTCTGCAACTACGGCTTTTTGTGTTTCCACAATTTGATGTAGTTTAGCAATTTCTTTGTTCTCATTTAAGTGAGTAACAGCGAACTCGCTAGCGAATGCTTCAAATAGTCGACGTCCAAACATGTTCTCACGAGCATATTGAATGTCTTCTTTTAGTTGAGTCATTTCAGACTCTAGTTTAGTAGTAATAGATTCTTTAACCATTTCAGCTGAACGTGCAACAAAGGCCTTTTGTAGCTCGGCTAATTTTTCTTTAGCGCCAGCAACTAGTGCGACTTTGGTTTCAACAACAGCTTTCTTGTCGGCTTCAAACTCTTGAATTTCTTCGGCAAGTGCTTTGATAACAAACTGTTCAAGTTTAGCAATGCTATTCTCGTATGTTTTGCGATCATTACGCAGTTCTTGTATCTCTTCGGCTAGTTTAGTAACTAGGAATTGATCGAACTTGCCTGCAGCTTCAACCATGCGAACATTAAATTTCGCACGGTCTTCGCTTAGAGCTAATTTCTCTGCCTTGAACTCTTCGATCTCAGCAGTTAAAGATTCTGTAACCATTTTGTCTAGAGCTTCAACCATAACTTGCTTGTCGTGTTGGTAACGGCCAGCGAACTCTTCACGCAATTCTGCACGTAATTGCTCACGTGCTTCTGTCAACTTGGTTTCCCAAGCCTCAGAAATGGCTTGCTGAGTAGACTCGTTTATGATGCCATTGTCCAACAATGGTTTGATAGCGTCTAACATTGGATATCTCCTATAGTTTCAAATCGTTGATAAGGCGCACTACTTCCTTTTCCAGGTACTTTTGTACTTTTTGATTAGTGCCGGCATCTCTTGCCATTTCTAAAACCCTATGTCCGCCACGCATGTTCATCAAGCCTTCATAGATGGCTTTGGGATATGCATGTGGAGCACTGGGTTGTGCTACAATGTCGACTGTAATGATTTCAAAATCACTAACATGTCCACTTGATTCGTTGACGTTACCTGATCCACGGCTGCTAACACCCAACTTAACACCACTGGTTAACATTGCTTTAACAAGTTCACCCATTGGAGTTGGAAGGATTTTTAAACTACCGTAACCACAAGGACCGTCCATCCACATCTGTTCAATCATATGTGTCACACGATCCAAGTTAATTTTTAAGTCATCTGGATGATCTAATTCACCTAGTACACTGTATCCACCTTTAAGTTGTTCGTTAATAGTGGATACTGCTTTGTCGATCTCATGAACAGGATATACACGTTGGTTAGCGTTCTTCACGCCTCCCTCGATGAATATCCCTTTCATAAACAGATTTTTTCCTTTACCGTCAGCAGCATCTTCACTTATGATCTGGATGCCTGCCTGCGTAAAAGTTAAATCTTCTTTTAGGTACAAAGCCATTTTGTGTCCTAATTATTTCTTACCAGTGTTTTGTGCTTGTACAGACTTCTTGGCCACTGCCACTGAGCCGTCGGTTGTTGAACCTTCTGGGGTTTTAGCAGTTTGCTTGGTTTTGAATGCTGTCTTGCCAGCGTTAGAGCCAGGAGCGTTTTGGAACTTCTCATTGCTGAAAGTCGTTTCGCCTTTGCTGTAAACGTTCTTTGGCTTAGTGTATGCTTTGCCATCTGGGCTTTGGTTGTTGCCTTTGCCGCTTAGGATGTTGCCTGCATCACCACCGAAGTCAGGACCGCTTTCTAGGCCAACGCTTTTTGTGTTTTGCTCACCACGTTGTCCGCCCATCTCGCCTGTACCTGCACCAGCCATTTTGCCTGTTGGGCTTGTTTGCTCGCCTTTGTAGATTTCGCCGATCTTGTCAACGTATTCTTTCATGATCTCTACGTCGGTCTTGCGATATGATTCCATTTTGCCTGAACCAGACTTGCCAGAACCGCTCTTACCTGAACCGCTCATGCCGCTACCAGACTTACCTGAACCGCTCTTAGCAAAAGGATTCTCACCTTCAACTACTGCTTCTTCTTCTTGGAAGTCTTCTTGTGACTCGTCCATGTCAAAGTCGCTATCGCCTTCTTCTTCGTCGCCCATGTCGTCCATGCCGCCTTCGTCGCCCATGTCGTCACCGCCCATGTCGTCCATGCCGCCTTCGTCACCACCTAGCATGGCTTTTAGGTCAGCCAACTGTGATTCTAGTTCATCCATCTTGCCTAGGATTTCTGAATGCTCATCGCCTTCACCACCCTCGTCACCGAATGTTTCTTCTCCGCCGAAGTCTTCGTCGTCGCCCATGTCGTCACCGCCAAGTTCGATTTCACCAGCTTCTTCATCGTCTTCACCAAGGCCCATGTCTTGTGCAGCATCGTCTTGGTTGGTAATATCTTGTACGAAACCTTGGGCTTGATTGCCACCGATTTCTTCGTCCATCAAACTCTCATAAATGTCGCGTGATTTCTCAACGACTAGTTGATGGAATAATTCTTTCGCAGCAGCTTCATCGTCATTGATGATGTGCTCAATTAGTTTTTCATATTTGTTCATTAAGGAACTCCTTTAAATTTGGCTTTGTAAAGTTATTTACATAACTACGCAGTTTTACGGGTAATATGCGTGTTTTTAAAGGTGTTTTGCCGAGCTAATCCGTAAAATACTATTACAGTACTGTTACATTGCAGGCATTCCGCCCTCGGCCGGCGGTGCTGCGTACTGTGCTTTTACGTTTTCTAACTTCTTTTCAAACTCAAATTTACGCACATCATTGGCCATTCTCAAGCGATTTAGGTGTGCTAATGTAAGTCTAGTCTTACGTAGATCACCCAATTTCATGTGGCTGTTATCGTCTTTTTCAGACTGATATCCAGGCTTTGCAGGGCCGGGTGTTTCTAGCAAGTCGTGTATAAACATGTTGTTATTTAGCCAAAAGGTGTTATGCTACGCCAGGTACACCAGCGGGTGCGGGTGCAGCTCCGCCAGCTGCAGGTGCGGCTCCTGCTTCGGCTCCGGGCATGCCTTCGGCTCCGGCATCGGGAGTAACTGCCTCAAGGTCACTAGCAAGGCCTCCAGGAGTAACACCTACGTTACGCAAGTTGGCCTGGCCAGGGTCTGCGGCATCGGCTTTGCCTTTTTCTTCGGCCCACATCATTTCGTTTTCTGCCATTTCTGTTTCGCTTAGTCCTAGATATCGTTGCATTAAGAAACGCTTACTAAAGTAAGGCAGGGGTTCTAACTGTGTAAATGTAGCAATCTTGGCACTGTCAATGTCGGCTTGACGATATTGTGCAAAGTTTTGTGGGGGATTAAACTTTAAATCAAAGATTTGTCCGTCAATGTTGATGCCTCTCCAGCGCATAAACATCTTAAATTCTGCGTCTAGTTTGTCTACAATCATTGACTGTAGGCGCAAACAGTATTGGTTAAAGCGCCATTCTTGAATTAGTGCTGTACCAACTTTACCATCATTAAACGAACTTCCCCCATTATCATCCCCTGTGGGGTGTGGCAAGTAACTGCTAGGGATACGCAGACCGCGGAATAATTTATTAGTAAAGAATTTCAAGTCTGTGATCTCACCTAAGTTTTGACCACCGGGCAGGATTTCTACACTCGATCCGCGTCCGCCTTCCGCTTGAGGAAAGAAGAAGTCTTCGTTTGTGCTCAATGGGTTATATGTAGCATCCATCATGTTCTGCCCACCAGCAGTTTGTGTTGGGATACGGCGTTGGCTAATCTCGTTTTTGATACGTTCTACGAACGCCATGGCCATGTGTGTGGGCATGTTACCCACATCAATTTTGAACATACGACGCTCAGGAGCACGTTGTACGCGATAGATAATGATAGCGTCTTCAAGCAGTTCTTTCTGCTTGAATACTTTAAAGATGTTTTCCAATACACTATTACCAAATGGCCAGAATATGTCTAAGCCTTCTGTCAAACTTAGGTGCACCACGTGTTCAGCGTTGACTACCGCTTCGTTTTGTGCATGACTAAATCTGCTACCGCCCGAATAAGGGCTACGAGGTTGTGTGTAAGCACCACTGGGTCCGCCCACTTGAGGGTGATTAGTAAATGTGTCCGATGTGCTGACTGCTGTAACTGTCAAGTTTTGAAAGTTGGGATTGATGTCTTTGATCACATACTGCTCGGGCTTTTTGCCGTCACTTTCGTTAACAATCACTTTTGTAACTTTGTTCATCTCGACCCAGAACAGTTTGAATGTTTCTGGATCACGGATAAACACCTGGTCACCGTACTTGATGGTGTTACGCACAATCTTAAAGATACGTTTGTTTAATTCGTTTAGACTTACCCACTGTTGCAGTTGTTCTTTGATGATTTTGACTTCGTTGTCAGTGGGCTTTTCATGAAAATGCAAGTCGAATGCACTAAGATTTTCTTCGTTCTTTTGGCTTGAGAATTCGGCCAGGATGTCTAGGGCTGCATTGACTTCCGAGTCCATGTCCATTTGTTCATATTGATTGTAACGTTCAACTCTGTTGGGGTGTCCAATGTAAACTTCGGGCAGGGTACTGGCCATGCTGCGATAAGCAGGGTTAGCCAATTGTGTGGCACTTGCACTGCCTATGGGACTTACCTGTCCTTGTACATTACCAGTTTTAAAATATTTTTTCCAGGTCGCCATTGTGTTTTCCTAGGTGTAACGTATTTATAGCATTACATGCTTACGTTAAGAAGTTTTTGTGACACATCTAGCATATTGTCGTGCTTGCCCATTGCCTCACCGTGCATTTCTGCCAATTTGTCAGTTATACCTGACAGGAAATCTTTTAAGTCGCCTTCAGTGTATTTTGCTTCAATGGGAGCATTCATCTTTTTAAACTCTGGATTGTCAGATTCTAGTTTGGCAACTTTCTCTGCTAATTTTTCATATGCTGTTTTAAAATCCTCAGACTGGTTGCTCTGTATGTCCACTAGATTGCTCATCAAACTGTCCAGCATGGATTTACTTGCAGATGCTTGTGTATAGTCTGCAAGAGCTGCGGGATTGGCACTTGCTCCTGCTCCACCTGACAAGTCTGCTACGCTGCCAACTTTTTTGGCCCCGGTTAATTGCGCCATGTTTATGATGGCTTCGTCACCGTGCATCAATACTGGATACCCGCTTTCGGGGCCACTGAAGATGCCACCATCGGCACCACTTAGTCCTCCCGAACCGCTAAAATCCATTCCTAGATCATCTATTAGTGCAGCTCCAGCGCCACCTCGTTGTTCTCGCAAGGACTGTGTTTCAGCAGTGGCTTTATTTGGTTCACTACCACCAGTTTTACCACCAATGAAGTCCAGTGCCTTCATAAAAGCATCATGCATCATCTTTGAATTCTTAACCAACAAGTTGGCATAAGCATCAAGGTGTTTGCCTGCTTCCTGCTCCATGGTGATTTGTATGCTCTGCATGGTCTTATTAAGATTAATAAAACTCTGTTCAGTGCTGCCAGTAACTGCAGCCAAATCCATTTGCTTTTGTGCTGCTTCCTCAGATGCGGTTCCCACATTCTCGCCAACACCCGATGCCAGTACTTTATCGCCAACACTGGCAATCTTAGATCCAACATCGCCTGCAGCACCGTATATGTTGGCCAAACTGGTTGCTTGAACCGTTTGATTCTGTTCCATTTGTTTTCTAGCTGTGCCCATTCGGTCAGCTGTTAATTTAGCAACATCCTTGTCGCCATCCTTAACACTCTGAGCAGTTTTCATTACTAGGTCGTGCAGTTCTTTATTGGCAAGAATTGCAGGATCTGTGATGACACCTCCGGCTAACTGTTGTGTCAGTGCAGCCTGTACCTCTGGACCAAATTTGGCCAATGTGCTATTGGCTTTGGTGAATGCATCCTTTTGGTCTGCATCTAGTTTACCCATCAATGCGCCCTTCATACTTTCCTGACGGGCTTTTTCCATTAACTTTTTAGCATCTTCACCAGTTATATCACTGATGACTTTTAAATTCTTGGCATAGTCTTTCATGCCCTGTTGCAGTTGCTCAGGAGCGATATTGCGTATATCTTTTCCAGCGGCTTTCTGCTGAGCCATGTAACTGGCTTGTATCTCCATTTGTTCTTGGTATCCATATCCAAGTGCCATAAGAGAATCGCTTGCACTTGCGCCACTGCCTGCCAACTTTGTAGACATGGCCTTAAAGTTCTTTGCCAATAGTGCAGCACCTTCGCCTTGACTCAGCCCTGCATTACGTAAACTTTCTGAACTGGCTTTGGCACCTTCTTGTAGTGTTTTTAATCCAAGGCCAGCATCGTTTGCTACATTACGCATCTCTGTCATGCCGCCGGCAAAACTTGCACCTTGAGCCGTATATTCTTTAAGAGCGTCTGCAGACTTTTGAAACTCTTTGGACATGATGTCGTTGACAACATGTGCCATTTGGGCCGCAAAGTCAATTGCGGCCTGGGCAGCTTTGTCAAGTCCGGCTGCTACGCCACCTAGCCCCGGAACCATGCCCAATAGACCAGTGCCAGCACTGACTGCACCCTTGCCCAATGTTGCCACCATGTCAATGGTAGTATTCATTTGACCCGATGCAGCTGCAATTGGATTCTTGGCCATGTCATCGTACATGGTGGCCATTTGTGTACCTAGACTTAACGCAGTCTTAGATAAACTTGCAAAGGTTGATGTCACTGCTCCAGCCACTTTGGTCTGCATGTCGCCATACTTGGCAGTATCTGCGGCCTTCTTTGCCTCTCGATCAGCTTCTTTTAATTTCTGCTTCTTAGTGGTATCATCAAGCCCTTCGAGACTCTTGTTAAAATCCTCTATGCGCTTTTGTTGTTCTTTTTGAGCTTTGACCAGAGCCGAATTATCTGCTTGCTTGGCTCGTTCACTCTTTAGTGTTGCCGCAAGTATCTTTTGAAGTGTTTCTTCCGTGGCCGCATTGACTGCTTCTACTTCGCCAATGTTGGGTATGTTGATCTTTACTGAGGCCATATATTAGGTAATAAATATAATATCACACATATATTTATG